CCTAATTTTTCAGTGATTGCTCCATTCTTACCTTCATCTAACGCTTGCTCGAATATATGTGGCGGATATCCATATGCTTGCGCCCATGCACCTTCGTTAAGAATAATGCCTCTATCCGCAAGTTCGAGCATCTTATCACGCCTATGCTCCTTATCGAACCAATACTCTAAGCCATCAAAATGAAAATAGAATTTATATTTCTTGGTCTTCTTATTAACAAAGAAGTTTAAGAAATTAGTAAATTGATAATAAAGTTTCTTAATCTCGCCAGCGTCAGTTGTAATCTGAGCAATTAACTCGGCTTCTGAGCATTTATCAGTGGTATAAATAACTCTGGTAGCACTCGCCCCTACTGCGGCAGTATTGAGATTATGATTAGTATACATATTCTCATTATAATCTTCAAACTGATAGAACTTATTATTTTCAGTAGGCATTGCGCCAACTTTGATATTCTTGTTCAATCCACTCTGCACCAAGTTAAGTAATTTACCTAAAAGCGTTGGGTCAATCGAAAAATCGTTTTGTTGCTTTGCGTCCTTCTTCATCATCATTTGACCAACCAATATACCATACGCTCCCGCAAAGTCTTTATCGTATTGTAACTTTTGAACCTCTGCGTCCAGTATAGTATTACGCATTAAGTTAGCCAGTGGCGGTACCGTAGCAAACGTACTAGTATCCGCTTTAAAGCACCAAGCCCCTTTATCTGGAGAGGTTTGTGTCCAATAAGACCACGTTCCTACACGCTGTCTAAATTGATTAGAAGGTTCATAACTATTTATATTTTGCGGATTGAATAAGTCTTCAAAGTATTCTCCGAAAATAGGTGCATATAAATCTATATCTACAGTTCCGCTAAGTAAGAACGAAAGGTCAATATCGAACAACATGCCATTTTCCCAGTATCCTGTTATCTTGCAATTCTTCTGTGGAAGCATCTGCAACGCATACTTTTGTGTGCCATTCTTTTTAGGTGTTTCGCGATACCAACAATAATATACCCCGTTTCTCAGTACATTTTTTACTACATCTCTAAATATGTGTTGATAATCAAAATTGAATAAGAACTTATTAACTCTCGCCTTATCTTCTTTGAATTCTTTAGATTTATAAGCTGACCCACTTGCATTTTCGCACACTGGGTTTAAGTCAAACGACAGTATATTAGCTTTGTAATTAGCCACCTTCTCATACATAGTATCGAAATATTCCATGTATTGACAAAATGACCGCAGTACATCTTCACTATCCACGGCATTAGATAAAGCACTAATAAGCTTTCCATATGTAGGGGTGGACGGATTATTGTTTAACTTTTCAAGATTCGAATTCAGTATATCTGGAGTGTAAACACCACCACCATGCAACCATGGCTCACCACGATATAGCGCATCCGCAAATTGTAATACATCCCAAACTTGTTCTCTAGTTAAGTATTCTTTTTTACTTTTTCCGTTCGCCAATCATTACCCCTCCTTTCTCTTAATATACACTTCCCCACAACTGCCATTGCGACATATCGCTATAATCATTTGTGGTTTTATTTTTTATCATTTCTAATTCCTTGAGATGGAAGAAATAATTGGCATATTCGCACGCAACTATTCTATCCCTTTTATTGCGCCCAGCGACAACTAAAGCAACAAAGCCCTTCTTAATTACCTGTTGCAGTTTAATCGCCTCATCAATTATCATTATATCAAGCTGAACATGTCCTAGTAATTTCCTCATCTTCATATTTGAACTTAATGTATTATATACACCTTCTTCTATTAATGATTCTTTAGCCGTCATTTCGTCTACAGGAAATCTAATCGTGTGATTCTGCAACGCTGATTTCATGGCAAGATGATAATTATTATTTCTTTCATCTGTACCTATAACTGGGATAACGGCACGCGATGCATTTGGGTCTACGGTTCTTGACCGTAGGTTATCGACTTTAGATTTATCACAGAAAAATGACAATATTGTATCATCATCATATATACCTAAGCCACTAAATTGTAGTCCCAATTCTTCATGATAATAAGGCTTAGATAATTCTTGCCAGCGGTCTTCCCCACCGTTCCTAAGGTCAACCAGTGCTACATCTACATCATAATAAAAGAAAAGCTCTCTGATGCGCTTAAGTGTTTCATCCTTTTGCCCACCAGAATATGTTTCCATATATTCACAGTTTCTAAAAATACGACTTTCGTTTTCATTAGGATACCCACTCATACATCCTATAACGGTGTTATCCGCCGTAGTTTTAGAATTAACGGTATCCGTAAAAGCAAAGTCTATGTATAATGCCCTTATTTCGTCATCTCTCTTTTCTCTGAACCATGGGAATTCACCACGTCCATATTCTGTTATATACTCTTCCGTAGTTGGTGGTACGAAAGTATGTTCTATAAGTCTGTTACTATTAAACATCTGCAACGTATAAAAACTACCTTCAATTTCTCCTTGGGGTTCATTGAGATACTCCATACGAATTTCGATGTCGCTAGATTCCGCTTTCGCGATGTCGTAATCTTCTTCCGTCATAAATTTATGATATATCGCAGTGAACACATCGCCCGCAAATATATTATAAACCAATCTCGTACTGCTAAAGAAATTGTTAACGCAGACCTTCCAAGCATTCCAAAACCATTCATGCTTATATCTTGTAGATGTCAAATAAATAATCTGCGCCCTCTCTACCAGCCTAGGGTCTTTCTCATATTCTGGAAGAAGCCTATATGCTGGCACTCTAGCGTGTCTCATAGGCAAGAATACTGAATCAACCATAGATTTCTTAAGCAATCTACATTCTTCAAATATCAATGTATTCGCTCTTTCACCACGAGAAGAATCAGTTTCAGGCAAAATTAAAATCCAAGAACCATTAAATGTAAAATCAACCCGTATTTCTTCTTGGTCATATTTAAATTTTATCAAGCCTTGCTCTTTCATCCACTTTAGCTTCAGAGAAAACCTGTCACATAGTTCATCTTCCATTTTATTCTTAACCATTTTCTTAGCGGTTTTGATTGTAGTGGCAGTTAATACAACTTCAGAATGTGGATACAACAAACATTTTATAAAACCACCAAGAGCGGCAAGAAACGTCTTAGACAAACCACGCCCACACATCATATAGAATACATTACTAATTCCCATAAGATATATCATTATCTCTTGGAACGGCTTTAGATTAATACCTAATTCATGTTTTGCATATATATTCCAATTTCTTCGATAAAAAGTACACCAATCACGTACCTGTCGCCTACGTTCTTCTTTTGTGAGCTTTCTTTTACGCTTGGTGCGCTTCTTTTTCTCCATTATTAATTCTTCTAACGTCATTACGAATCAACCCCTTCTTCGGTGTATTCCGCAATTTCGTCCTTAGTATTCTGAAGAGTGTATTCTTTAGAACCCAATAACAAATTATATAATGGTCTTTTGATATGGTCTTCCCAATACGAACCGATTCCCATGAAGTCTTTGTATTTTTCCAAATCCTTATAATGAAATGCAGGTTCTTCTTCTTCCATCATAGCAATTTGTGATTCTATGATTTTCTCCGCCATGCTCAAATCACGGGTATTTTTAAAATCATCAATCTCTAAAGTTTTCATTAATTGTATAAGTTGCTTCTGTTCGTCCTTTGTATCTTCATGAGCTTCATCCTTCTTACGAATAGCAAGCTCCACTAAGCACAACCTACGATACAATGTTTCCTGAGACGGCTTTAATTCGCCTAACCCGTCTGTATAATATTCATATCTGTATTCAAGATATTGATAATCTTCAACTTCTTGATGTCCCCAATCTAACACAAAGCTTTCCATCTGTTTCATTATGGATTCTTCATGTCTCTGCAAGCTTTTAATATCTCCATACGAAACATCGGTGTCAGAAAATTCTGTCCATTTATCTGTAGCCTTGCGCACCGTATTCATCGCCTGTAAATAATTACCTACATAATTAAAACCTGTGCCAATCTTATCCTTACTGGCAATTTTCCTTTCTAGCGCTTCAAAAGCCCTTTTCGTGAAAGGTATGCCAATATCTGCACAGGTTAACCATAATGCACTTTCCAAATCACCAAACTCTTTTATCCTATCATGTACCATTCTTAGACAACAGTCTCTGCAATATGGTATCACCTTATTGTAATGAATCGGGTTTGGAGATTTATAAAACTTCTCTATTGGATGTGAGCGACCACAACCAATACAATAAGACTCTTTTAAAGGCAATGTTGTAGCCATTTTATCCTTTCACCTTCCTTTTGTTCCATTGATTATATATTCTAATTATGAATATATTCAACCCTTGTAATTAAATATTCATTGATATCATCTTCAATTCTTTCCATTTTCCCAGTATTATTATCTGTGCGTAAATGATTTACCATATCGCTTATAGCTCTTAATTCCATCTCATTATCTTTTTCTAATATTTTAAGCACAGATTCTAATTTATCAAGCCTTTCTTTATCATGAGCAAGATACTCGTCATAATTAGCAAACTTCTTATGTATATCTTTATACGGTTTACTCAACACCTTCCATGCAGTGCTTGTCGCAACTATTGCACTTGCAACCGATGTTACAGCAACCACAATAGACATCAATGATAACGTAACTGTCATAAACGACCTCCTTGTTTAGTAATGTATCTTTCATTTTATTATGTTATCCTTTGTGTCCGTTTAAACATTTCTAAATAAAAACAAACAACGCCATGCATAACACATAGCGCTATCAGAATTCTTTTCTACTCATGGCAGATAGAATTGGACGCGGGTGTTGGATTTGCACCAACGACTTCAAGCTTATGAGACTTGATTCCTAACTACTGGATGAACCCGCCATATTAAATAATCAACCTTTTTCATAACATGGTACGCATATATATTATCCCCTAGTCGGAAATCTTATATCTAGGCGTGTTATGCTTATGGTAGTTGATTGGGATACGTTTACTATCCACACAAACAACTTCCCGTTTAAAGTCGCTCCGCAGAGTACCACTTGCAAATGGCTAGTTTGTGCTTCGGTGTTCTTTTCCACCACCCTATTGCGCATATAGGAATTTGGCACAATCTATTGGGAGTCGAACCCATATCTTCCAGTTTTGGAGACTGGCGCTTTACCAATTAAGCTAAGACTGTATATATGATGGCTGTTTCCCTACCATGGTTAGGCGTGAACCATAATCTACTCATCAGCACAGGTGCCTATTTTCGACTGAGCTACCTCATATGAGAAAACATTTAATCACTGACTCCTTGGCGCTTCATCTAGGACTCGAACCTAGGACAAATCGGTTAACAGCCGATTGCTCTACCAACTGAGCTAATAAAGCACGAATATAACGAAGGCTAAAAGTCGCATCGATGGCATCGCGATATTTACCTATGCTTACAGAAATACGTCTGTGGGTTTGCCAGCCCCTCTCCTTTTATACCTTCTCACCTTTAGCCACACTCTACATCGGCTGTGTACTTGCCACCGCTTGACTCCTAACGTGGTCATCACGACTGGTTTTGCGAGCGGAAAAGGTTGAACCGAATACTCTAACAGACCAGTAACTGTTTAATGGCTACGGCGGCAAGATTTGAACTTGCGTATGCTGGAATCAAAATCCAGTGTGTTTACCAAACTTCACCACGCCGCATCATCATCAATAATTATATATTTTAACAAAACATTTTACGCCAGACCTTCGCCTTGCCAATCAATACTCGTCGATATATTCGTTCAATGGTGACAATCAACCTGTGCTTACAGGAGCTACCCATAAACAATTGACCGCCGTAGAATAACTACCTAGACCATACAGGACTTTGTTTCCCTGTAACTTTCAGAGCATATTCAGAAAATAAATCCTAACACCCAATTCATCATTTTTAGGTATCTTTTATCTTGCTTGATTTTATTTGTAGATTTCTCCTACTTGTACCGTCCACTTATGTTATACCCACATTTCTGCGTCTCAACTACAAAATCTGGTTGTTTGGCATTACCAGCAGTGACCACTGTCGCCACAACAGCAATGTACTGGCTTATTCCCCACATGGGCGTCTATTACCCAGACCATAAGCTACGTAACTTTACCACTCATATCAATCAGTACAACAACTTGAGATTGAGTATTTTACTCTCCATAACTAGACTTCACAACCTAATTATACGACTTATTAACAAGTATCCTTGCTTCACACTTCTCCCCATACGTTGTCTCTCAGCGGGATACGACCCCTCTGCACTGAGTTGACACAAAACGCTTTATTAAAATATATAATTATCAATGTGCGTTATAAACAATCGTGACCTACCACGACGTTAATTCGCCTTTATTTCTCGCAACTTGCAACGTCTAACTTGTTGCGGTAGGATTGATAATTGTTCATAATATGTGGTTGAAAAGGGGGTTGTGGGATAAGCCCCTTCGTTCCCTTTCTCAACCTTGCAAATATATTATATCATGTACAAGGTATAATGTCAACCCCATACATGATATTTTTTATTAGTCAACAACTAATTCAATTAGCATTCTATCCTCTCCATAAACAATTAGGTTTTGGCTAGGCTTAGTTGTACTGCGCGTTGCTTTTAACCCAAAATCGTCTATACCTTTCAGACTACCGTTAACCACTATATGGATATCAGATTGGTTAACATCAGACATATGATGATAATGCCCCAAATGAATTTCATCTGGCACTATTTTATATACACGCGCCATATTCTCTATGGCTGAATTTATCTTGTCATGATGTCCATGAGATAAACATATTACTTTATCTCCAATAGTATATTTAATAAAATCTAAGCCGTTTGATGGAATTATAGGGACGCTTTTATCTAATGTCAATCTAAGAAATTCTACAATCAACATTTCAAAGTTTTCCCTTTCATCAAACTGCTCTTTTTTATTAGGCGTAAGCCTTCCATGATTACCAAGCGTAGTAACTACCTTAACAGAACGTACATATGGCACCAATGAATTTATACCTTGAGAAAGCAATTTTGAAACATTAATAATCTGTTCCACAGCCGACTCTTCTGATGCAACTTTAGCACCTATATTAATGATACCCTCTATCATATCGCCGTTAACTTCTACAACTAAATCAGTTATACCCAGCGCAACAATATAATGTTTAGCTTTATCAATTATCTCTTGCACTCTAGATTTAGCCACCGAAGTATCATAATAATTCCACTGAGAATCACATATCGCCCCATAATGCCAATCGGA